TAATCTTCACAAGTTAGTATTAGTCCTGCAGTTCTTGCTGGTTCAGGGTAATCCCAATAATTTACCGAAAACGCATAAGATGCTAATTTTTCATTTCCAATATATTGTTGACCTGGAGGCCAATTATCATGTGTACCACTTCCACCATTAGAATTATATTCTCTGATATTAGGAACAAGAAATGCTGCTCTTCTTCGTAATCGTGCACTACTTGTAGTATTTAAAGGTTTTATTCTAAATCTATATTTTCCTTTTGTGGGAACTCCTTTTGTGGGGTCTTTAGAAATTACTTGTTCTCCAAATTCATTAGTTACTAAAAAATCAATATTCATCGGCACATTTATTAAAAATGAACCATCTTCATTAATGGTTTGTCCACCGTTAATATCAAACCTTTCTAGTACTGGTATAACTTGTAGGGGACCTCCTAAATTAGGGTCTACTTCTTCTTTAAACCATGGAGTAAACCTTACTGATTCTATAGTCCCTGCTTGTGGATTTACATAACATAAATCCCCTTGATGCCACCTAGGTCTACAATTTTTATTAATTGAGTCTTTACCACTTTCTGACGCTAAAGAACCCATAAAAACAGCGGTAGGTTTTATTTCTACCCCTAAATCTCTTAAATCCCAGTCTAATCTCGTAATGGCTGCTCCACACCCCGCGTTTTCATCACCCCAAAATGGTCGCACTTCTACCTGTTTTTGTGCTTGCACAATTTGTGGTAAAGCTCCAATATCAGGACTAGATTTAAATCTTGCTCCTTCAAACTTTGATTCTGAAAAACCTTGTATTTTAAAGTCTTCTGGAACCATAGAAAAACATCCCATATCGGACAAATCGAGATTCATTACCATTCTTTGTGAACCTAGTGGGGCCCCATATATCATGAAGTCACCAGCTTCATTAGTTTTTGCAGTTAGTTTATAATATTTTTTATAAACATAACTTACTTCTTGGTTTAATAAAACATCATTAAGTTTAGGAAAACTGCCGGTAGGTGTGTGCCCATTATAACTTGGGTCTTGGGGTAGGAGATTATAACTATACCCTTCTTCATTTCTACTACTTGCAGTTCTATAAGGGTAAAGTTCATTAATAATAAGGTTTTGTGCGTCTTTGGTATCTAACGGTATAAATATTGAAACTTTTGCGTTAGGGACCCCAAAACCACCATTGGCCAATACTCTACCAACTATAACACCAAAATCACTACAATCTCTTTTATATACGTCTGTTTGGTGTATACTTAGACTTAGTATCTCTAACATGTCAAAATCTTGTTCTAGATTTACCGTTACACTGTCGTCGACACCAACTTTTGTCCTTACTCGAATATTCTTTCGCATGCCATTTCTTTAATTAATAAATACTTATACTGATAAAATTAAAGATAGTTTGGCAGGCGGGTATGTAAACCTTTTAAGTGTAAATGGAATTCTAAGTTGGTTTTACTCTAATTTTAATATTTTTGGATGGAAATCTTATATGACATTATTAGAGTAAACGGAATTCTCAGTTTGTTTTACTCTAATTTTAATGTCTTTGGATGGAAATCTTATTTGTGCTATTTCGTTTGGTTGGAAAATAATAGTACTATCAATTAAATATATTTGATTAGGGGTGTCGGGTATGAAAGGTTGGGCTACTTTAGAGTTGGAATATTGTCCACCTACTTTATTATAAACTCTAAGGTCAACCACATTTGTCACTCCAGGTTGGTTTACTATCTTACTAGTAAGTTCACTGATATTAAGTTTAGTTCCCATCTCATTATTTTCAGGTTTAAAGAAGTCTTTAATTTGTTGTATGACATTATTAATGATTTCTCCTTGGTTTACCATATTTTGTATTAAGATATCGACATCAATACCTAAATCTATAACGGCCCCTGAACCTATTTCTACATAATCATTTAACATCCTATAATTAGATAGGTATTCTGCTATATTTTGTTTTAATGTAGAGGATACTGCGGATGTAAGTTCACCTGTAGGTGTATAAGATAATACATTTAACTTTACTTTGTTTTCTACTTCTATAGCTCCTACTTTAGCGGCAGCACCAAATTGAGCAGGCATTAGTCTTACCTTCGAAATATAGTCCGTTAGTGTTACTGCTCTGTTTTGTGCAGCAAAATTAAAGGAGATATAATTTCTTATTTCTTCTGTAGGCATTAAATCGTCACCACCTATAGCTGCTGTAACATTTGTTACTTTTAAACTATTTTTTACCCTAGTGTTGATAGCGGGAGCAGGTCCTGAAACTACAAAATCTACTTGGCCTATAGAGGTTATGGAGCCAGCCCCAACATTAGACGCTTTTCCACCACCCACCCTATATTGTATAAACAGGGTTGTGTTGGGTCTCACTGCAGCACCTAAAGAAATATTATTAAAATATTTAGAAGCGTTAATAGTGGTACCATATTTAGAAAAACTATTTAAAAGGTCTTGTGAGGTTGTATTTCCTCCACCAAAAGTTAAAAAGAAAAATCCTTCTGGAGTAAATTCTGTAATAAATCTCTTACCAGTTTTAACATATTTACCAGGTTTTAATCCGGGATTATCACTAGGAGCTGAAGGGTCGTTTACAAAAATCTCTTTTTCCGCTAACGCGTCTACTTCGTAGTATCTATCGTTGGAGGTTGTTAAAAATTCTAAATCTGAAGGTAGAGTGGTGTATCCTAATCCTGATTTTTCAATAATTGAGGTTATCCCTAACACATTTCTATCAGGTAAGTATGTTTTAAAAAATGGTTTTGAGTCAACGTCCGTAATAGCTTTTTTAAATATTTTAGTAACTCCGTTGATTACTACTTCTCGTTTAGTTATGGTATAATTGTTTATAATACCATTCGCATCTACATTTGGAATTTTGGTTCTGTTTGGTACCCCGTCAACGGAATATGGTGAAGAAAAATCACAATCGTTTGCTAGTTCAAAAACTTGACCTGCACCTCTTACTTGTGAACTTCTCCTTAAAAACCCTAAATAGGTTTCATCTTCTTTATCTCCAAATGCGGGTACTATAATTGAAAAGTCACAGAGAGCAACAGAAGGTCTGTTACCTGGTATTTTTAACCCATAAGTTCTTGCTATATTATACAAAGAACTTCTTTCTTGAGCAAATTGTAATACGGTTTCTTGTAAACTTCTATCTATTTGATAGTTTAGGTTATCAGCTACGGCAGCGTTTAAATCTAAGAATACTGAATAGATTGACCCGTCATTTGTATTTTTAATTAAATTAGGGTAGTAAGTATTAGTTAATCTGATAAGTTCGTTTCTTATTCCTAAAAAATCTCTTTCAGTATAAGATATTTGTTTTGTTTCTTCTGTATACGCCATATTATAAATTAATTATTATAAAATCTCTATTACCAAACACATCGTCCCTCATACTAAAGTCTATAGAAATTTTTGCTGTGTATTCTTCAGTGCCGTTTCCCGCTACCCTATAAATGCTGTCATTTAATTCAGTAGCAACTACATTATTTTGGTCGGTAGGTTGGGTTAGGTCTATTTTTTCTACTTTTACTTCATTAATTTTTACATTAGGAAGATACCTTCCTACCGCTTCTTTTATTTCAGCGTCTATTGCTTGAAACGTATCAGCGTCTAATTGGTCAAAGATAAACTGATAAAGTCTAGTACCAAAATCAGGTAAAAAGTATCTACTACCTTTCCTTGTTAATAGTAAATGAATTAAATTAGTCCTAATCTCTTCTCTAGGAGTTGTAGTAGTTCTTAAAAAAAAACCACTAGGACTGTCCTGGAAGGGAAAGGTTACACCATATCGTTCTCTTGCAATTTCCATATACTATAAATACCTATCGTTCTACTTTTGCGAACATACCTTCCAATACCTGTTCTATAGCTCCCATTACTTCGTATTGGTCACCACCCCAACTATCTTTATGACGTTCTATTAAACGTTCAACAACATATCTTAGGTCCTTTTCTAATTTATTCCATTTATCGTCATCAGATGGTTGCCACGAAGTATGTTCTCTTAATATTTTTTTAATTAGATGTTTCATTACTCTTATAAATATATTCAACTTGTTCTTCATGTCCACAATGAGGACATATTATAGAATTAGGTACCATTTCTTCTTTTTTTGGTACATTATTAGACAATAAATGGTGGTCAGCTATTGACCACCATTTATTACATTTACCACAATTAAAGTGGTATAAAATTTCTTTACTAAATTTGTGTTTCACCTACTTCTTCTAACTTTTTTAAATCCACATCAATCTCACAACTTCCACCCGCACATGCTAATTCACCTGATAAATTAGTATTATCATCTAATTCTACTACTTTAGTTAAGTCAACTTCTTTTAAAGTTTCTAACATTTCTTCATATGTTTCCTTTGTAATATCTTCAAATGGTGCTTGAATGTATGTTCCACCATTGTATGGTAATACTGATAGTCCGTTATAGTGCTTTCTGTTTTCCCACATCCACTCTCCAGCTGCGTCCCATTCATGGTCTCTTAATGATATTGTTGCAGACACATTATGTGAGTTTGAACCTTTTCTATGGCCAGATTTTACCCATTCTGTTGCAACCTTCTTAACTCTCTCTAGTAGTTGGAATGGTGATTCAGTTCTTAATATAGAACCTTCTGGTGATTTTTGAGGGATAGTTATTACTGCTGTATCATGTGGTCTGAAGTATTCATCTTCAACTAATTCTGGATGGTGTATAACCAAATGTTGGTATATCGATTCATTCTTACCAACTCTAATTCTTCTAATATAATAATTATTATGCCATGCATGAATACCTGATGAAGTACCTAGTGTTAATGATGTTGTTCCTGCAGGTTTTACAGTTGTACATCTTGCTGACTGGTTTATGTTGATTAGTTTGGATACTCTGGTATTTTCTCTTTTTACTAAACTTGCGGACTTTGACATGTCATAGTCTAATACTTTACCAGAACCTATACCTGTCATTGACACACCGATAAGAGCGTCTTTTTCAGTGGTCTCTTGCCAAATTTCTCTTAAATAATGAAAGTTAGTATACCCTGCTTGGAGTGTTCCAATAAATGCTGCCGCTTTAACTCTTTCATTTAAATCTTCTTGGGATTCTATATTTGATACATTCACTTCACATAAATTACAGAACTGGTATGGACGTAAAGCAATCTCACAACATGGATTAGTTCCCCAATCTTTATCATTGTTAAGATAAATCCCCGGTTCTCCTGCTCCTGATAATTCTACTCTTTTCCATAAACCCATGAAAAATGATTTCGTAATTTTATGTCTCATTAAACATGCAGAATTATTTGCTCTTCCACGTTGTGGGTTTAATTCCCACCAATTACCAGCTTTACACGAAATCATTTGTTCGTCATCTGCACTAAATAAACTAATAAGAGCCGCTCTTCTAATGCCACCAGCTAATACAGCGTCTGCAATATAACATATAATGTCATGTGTTTCTAATGTAGTTAATTGTTCCCCATTTTCTTTTTGCATTAAAAGACCTTCAATCTTAACCAAACATTCTTTTAGTGGTTGTGGTCCTGGTGCCTTTCCACCTGATGTTACTAGTCTTGCTCCTTTTGCTCTAATATCGGAGAAGTCAAATTCTATGGTACTACCACCGCCATTCATATATGATTTCATTAAAACTTTAATTGAATCCGCCCATCCTTCAATAGAGTCACCAATTAAGAATCTTTTTGTTCTCTTTGTATATGGTTTTTGTATTATTGGTAATTTTTCAACATGATGTTTTTGAACAGAGTATCCAACACCTGTACCACCTAGTAGTAAAAACATTGTTTCGTTAAATGAGTCGATAGAGTCTATCGGTAAGTAGGCACAATTATAAACTCTGTTTGGTGATATCTCTATTGGTTTACCTGCAAATTGCATGGACCTCATTGATGGTAATATCTTTTTATCCTGTACCATTTTATATTTTTCACTAATCTCATCTTTAAGGTTTGGATATTTTTTTATATGCATATTTTTATTCCTAGTCACTAATTCTTCCCATGTTTCTCTTCTATTCAATTCTGGAATATATTTTGCATACTTCATGTAAACAGTAATATCCGATAAAATTTTGTTTGAAATGTTCATAATTTTATTTATAATTTATTTATTATTTTAATACTTTTTGTCTTCTTTGTAGAGCATCTAAAACTCTTTGTCTATTCCTTTCAGTTTTTTCTTCTTCAAATCCTAGGAATGTTTGTGTAGATTCTGTGTTTACTTCAAGAGTTGCATTGTTAAATGTACAGTTTTCAAATATAATACCATCTTTACCTAATCTTGATTTTGTAATTGCAATGGTTGCTAGACCTAATTCTTTTTGCTGTAAAGTTTTAGCGACTGAAATAATGACATGACCTACCTGAGCTTTTTTGATTGA